TATCAAGTGATGTTGCAATGCTTAAACGTGACAGGGACGACATGGCTATGATTATAGATAACTTAGATGTTTTATCTTATAGATTAGAAACGCTAGAGAAAATGTTACAACGAGTGCTAGGCCCAGAGGCTAGATAATGACAATAAAATATAGAGGGGAAACATTTTCTGGTTACAACAAACCAAAAAATGCTAGAACTAAAACTAAAAAATTTGCTGTATTAGCCAAAGAAGGTAGCACTGTAAAGTTGATTAGATTTGGTGATCCTAATATGACTATTAAAAAAGATCAACCTGCAAGACGTAAAAGTTTTAGGGCTAGACATAAATGTGACGAAAAGAAAAGTAAGTTAACCGCAGGATATTGGTCTTGCAAAAAATGGTAAGGAGAATCTTATGCCAAAAGTAGGAAATAAACATTATGCTTATACACCTAAAGGAATGGCTGAAGCAGAAAAAGCAAGGAAGAAAAAGAGAGCCGCATCTTTAAAAAAATCTGCCGCTAGTAAAGCAAGAAGTAAAAAAATGGATAATAGAAATAAGTGAAACATCTTAAGGAAAACGATGAAACGTATCTGCAACACCTACGAAAAGCAATGTCTATATCTGGCCTTATGTTGGCTGGGAGTGCTACTGCTTTCGTTCACAGCATTGTACCATTTGTGGCGGTGAATACAACCAGTAAGATATGCAGTAAGGTTAGGGATAAACTAGAACATAGGAGGTGTGTATGTGGGAAAACTTAATAAAAACTTGGAACGCATTAGACAGCCGAATCAAAATAGTAATCGTAATCGTAGCAGGATTGGCTATCTTGTCCGCAATCTTTGGATCGCCATCGCCATCTGTGCCAGTACAGTAGGTTGTCAGAGTCTAAAGGAATCCTCAGTGGTGGCAACAGGGTCGGCAATAGGTGCGGGTGTTGGGACTGCGATCAGTGGGGGTGTAGGTGCACCGATACTGGGAGCCATGACGGGTGCCTTTGTGACAGATGTAGCGACAGAGGTTTTGACAACAGGCAGAGAGACTCAGACTATTATCAAGGCGCCTGATAACTTCTTTACATTACTAGAAAAAATAGTGGGGATAGGTGGATGGACTTTAATGTTAATCTTCGTGGTACCGATGGTTCTAGGGTGGATACTTCCAAGTCCAACGAGATTAAACAGAAAGAATTAGTAATAGTAGAGTGGCGTGACATAGTAGCAACAGCAGGGTGGGAGCAAGAACCGACTTGCCCCACCCTTTTTACTGTTGGATGGTTAATAAGAGAAGACAAGGATAGTATCTCTATTGCATCTACTAAAGACCCTACTGACTCTATGGAATCTCAGGATCAGACTCCTTACTACGGCTTTCATGTATTTCCTTCTGGCGCTGTTGTTCGTCTTCTGAGAATTGACGAAGACTTATACCCCAGTGCATAGCAAATACATCAGGCCAAGGAGTGCCAGAGGGTGCTAACTCATTACGTTTTACCCAACAATCCCTAGCCATACAAAGCCTCATGTATACTTGATCAGGGGTTAACTCAGTAGGCACAGGCTTTTTTAACTTCTCTTTCTCTAATGCTTTGATCTTAGCATAAGCCTGACGCTCGGCTACAATGTCGTGCTTTCTAGCCATTAGATAATACTACGTTGAGTGATAGCATGAATACCATCATAGTATCCCTCACCATCTAAACCTTCAAGCATAATTATCCCCCGCCACCATTGATACTCCGTATCTTTACACCAGTTCTCGGTGTATGTAGGATGGCTAAAGCACCCACCGGACAGACCAAATATCTTTTGTCCATCAGGTCGAGTCTGTTCCGCATGGTTGTACAGATGCGAGTGTCCCTGCACACTGGAGCAATGCAGTTTACTTACCAAAGCGTGAGCCACATGAGTAGAACTAATAGGTCTACCTGCTACGCCACCAGTAAAGTAATGACTAAACGATATACCATACAGTGTTAACGCCTGTTTAAACGGAGTAAGATGCCAACCAAACTTCTTGTACTGTAAGTCATCAATAGAGATAGCACCATCTAACTCAGGGCTAGAGTTAGTAGCCCGGTTAATCCTATCCTCGTGATTACCTAACGTCATGTGCCACTCAGGTTTGTATCTTATTCTATGCCTCTCTGCTTGACGTTTGTTATAAGACTTGATAGGTGCGAAGAGTTTTTCTTGTGCATCTATAACAGCATTGACATCCTTCTTATAACGTCTACCTTCAAATCCTTTTGTCCCTTTGTCATAAGAACTAAGGCTAGGCATATCAGCAAAGTCACCAAGGCATACAATAATATCTGGCTTAGTCTTTAGGATATATTTACCTAATGCTGTAAACCTTTTATTGTCATAGTCTGGGTGAGCATGAGGATCACCTATTATTAGTAAGTCCACGGAATGTAATCTCCTCTGTTAGTGCATCGTTCAAAAGTTCTTCTGTTTTGAATGGGCCTTTCACTGCTAGTCTATTTTTTAACTTGACTAGATACCAGTGTCCATGCTCATTGCTATACTTCTCTACCGTATAGTCACGGCCTTCCACCATCTCTGAGCAAGCCTTCTTCATTTTTTATCCTCAAAGAACTCCACTGTTTTAACTCAAGACATTTCTTAAAGGTGTTAAAGTTATGCTTGGGTTCAAAGACTTTATGTTCAAACTTACCTGTCTCCTTATCAAGCCTAAGTATAATACCTAAAGGCCAACGCCTCAATCCATCCATACGTTTAATAGCCTGTGCATAAGCAGTTACTTGTAAGTGATATGGCTTGTAGACTTTCTTTGACGTTTTAAAATCTATTACACAAACACGACCGTTAATCTTAGCCACTGCATCTACTGTACCTGCATACTTATACTTATCACAGTATACTTTACGCTCTGCATCAACCCACTCTGGATTGTACTCAGTTGTCCAGTCAAGGAATGCGTTAACTGATTTAGATATATAATCTTCCGGTTCAGTACACGCATGACCGTAGTTTATATAGTGTTCTATCCACTGATGGGTATCGTTACCTATCTCTAAAGCATCGTTAATTACTTTATCGTATTCCTCCTGACCAATACTTAAAGCCCAGTGAGTTAAGTCTTTAGGGAAACAGCCGTCAACCACTCGTGTGACTGACGGCACTTTGACTCCCTCCACTTTATAAGAGTGTGCCTTGTCATCATACTCAAGGTCATACTCCTTACCATTCTTATATGATAGTATCATTAGAACGGTATGTCGTTATCAATCTCTGAGTCACCACGACTACGGCTAGAACCAGAGTCACCCTTGCCATACTTCTCTTTGGCTTGCTCCTTGGTAAGCACCTTGATATCATGGCAATATTTCTGTGTCATCTCTTGGGTCATCTTCCTAACTTCAACTTGCATGGCAGGTTTACCTTCACCGCCTTTCTCTACTGCCCCAATCCAATGCCATCCCGGCTCTGATATATATATCTTACTCTTATAGTCATCTTGCCAAGGCTCTTGCTTGTTGTCGTTATTCCATAAACCCGCTTTGTTTTGTGTTGTAAATTTCTCAGACATTTAATTCTCCTATGATCTTCTGAGGTTTGCTTGTTCTGTACGCCATGTTTCCCAAAGGACTTGTGCCGTACCTCTGTGAGATTTCATTATCTCAAAGTCTGCCACTGCATCTTCATACTGCTCCCGCCACTCTTTGTACTCCTTTGAGCATCTTGCTTTTGCTTCCGACTCAGCCATTGTTTTCTCGTACCGACGATGTTCCAATAGCCCTTGTGCAATAATAATCTTTTCATCTTTCTCGAGTCCTTTAACTCTTGCTGATAGTTTACCATAGTCATCATCACTTTGTGAGAGATAGTTTAATATTCCCTCAACCTTTTCCTCAGTCACTAACATACTGTAGTCTCCCCTCCTTGAAGGCTTGATTCTGTGTCTTCCATATAAGTAAGAACTGATTATCTAATATATCATGGTCGCCATTGTGAGCCTTGTCATGGCACACATAACACAATGCCATAGTCAGCCAGTCATGAGCCTTCATCGCCATGCCACCACCACTCCACGGCGTGTGTCTATGCTTAAGATGGTGAGCAACCACGGTGCCATCATCAGCACCGCAGTTAGTACAAGGTAATGTAGCCACCCAATCAGTATACTTCTTTGATCTCCAACGTACATCTTTAGATAGTTGCATCTAAGTTATGCTACCTCTGTTGATTAGAATGTCACAGTAATGCTTGATCTTTTCCAGATCATCATCACCCCCTTTTAGTTTATACCGACAGATGTACTTGATAATATTTCCCTCAATAAACCCCATGTTATTTTCTAAAATAAAATCAATCGGCTGTATTGCTAAGTCATAATGTTTAGGTGTCATGTTTATTTTCCATCAGATACTACTTGTTCAATTAATTGATACACTATTTCCTCAAGGTTTTTAACCTTTTCTTCAAGGGTGTCAATACGCTTTTGCATCTCTAACTTATGGATGCCTTCTCTTGGAGAACTGTATCCATCTAAGTTTGCTCCGCTCATATTCCACACACTCCTGATAAGCATTGCTCTTCTGAGTTATCCTCAAAGATCATGCCTCTCTTGTTGATTGCCTCTTCGTATGGTACTGAGGTAATCGGTTGACCACCACGAGCGCTATCTGGGTAGACAGTCAGACCTCGAAGACCCGGCGCATACTTTTGCATCCAACCTACATACTTGGGAATAAGATCGACATTGTTATGCTCAGTATTCCATGCAGGTAGATTGATTGTACTACTGATAGCCTGATCCACATAGGCTTGTACATCATGCTGAAACTTGATACGTCTTTCTGGGTCTTGTGCTAGATCAACTGCTGATTCAATCTTGTTAGGCTTAATGCCCATCTCAATTAGAATCTGTGCTGTACCATCTACCACGAACTCATGCTTCCAACGTGTACCATCGGTAAGATACCTACGCTTGAATGCTACTGAGTAGACTGGCTCGATACCTGATGTGGTTCCTGCTAGAATACTGATGGTTCCAGTAGGAGCAATAGCCCTTACACCTTTAGGTATTACACGATACAACTCATTACAAAAGTCTCTTGATGTATGGTCGGACTCATTACGGTATACCTTGAGCCACTTCTTTAACTCATCAGTGACTTCATACTTGTGACCACGTTTGAGTAACCACTCGTGCATACCCATTAGACCCAAACCTAAACGTGAGTTCTTTTCCCTTACGTCATATACTTTTTGATAGGGTAGTTCAGCGCGTTCCAAACCACACACTAGGAACTTAGTAACCAGATGTACTACGTCTTTGAACTCTTCAATTGATTCAATTCGTGACATATTAACTGACGATAGATTACATACATCACTGTCATCCTCAGATACCACTTCACAACACGCGTTGCGTAACGTCTCATTCTGTTTATCTCCAAAGTTAAAACTAAATCCCGGTTCACCTGTCATCATTGCTTGCTTGACATTCTCTAGAAAGACTGGATTGTTCTTGTCTTTAAGCCATGCGTCATCATAATTGAGGGATACATTCATCATGTCTAGCGGGGCATGAGCATTGAAGTCTGCCTCTTTAGCCGCCTTCTGTTCTGGTGTCCAGTTCTTTATCTTCAGGAAGTCTTGAGCATCTTCGTGTTGCCAGTTCATACTACCATACATGGCTGACCTACGACTACCACCCTGCATTACGTTGCGTCCAATCTCATTGGTTGCAAGTAAGAAAGGTATAGGCCCACTGCTTACACCACCAGTCTTGGATAGTGTACGCCCCTTTGGTCTAAAGTTTGTCACATCAATACCAATACCACCGCCTGTCATTAGGCAAGACCCTGCACGTTTCCAAAGGTCTGCCCATTCTTCACGGCTGTCCTCTTCAGCCTTGAGTAGATAACAGTTGTTATAAAACCTAGCCTTACGTCCTGCATACCAGAGATACCTACCTCCCGGCAACCACTTGAAGTCAACCAGATACTCAACCAACTGATCTCGTTCTTCCTTGGTTAGCAGTGCTGTCTCAGTGCCACCGTTAGTACCTGCAACAGCATCAACCACGATGTGTGCCCTGTCTGCCCATGTCTCGTACTGATTCTGGGCATACTTATTTTTAAATATGTTAAGTCCTAACTCAGTTCTAAATTCGCTCAAGCCGCCTCCTTCTTTTTATTCATATGTTCATCAAATCCTTCTGGTGTTGCCCAAGTAGCAGGGTTTTTATTGCTATCAAAAGCACCTTTGTAGTACAAATATCTACCTATGCCAAACAATACAGCGGCCCTCTTTAAGGCGTCACTGATACCGCCTTTTGCTCCTTCAATATTAGAGTCATCTGCACCGTCTGACTTAGTAATCCATTCTTCATCTATCTTAATAGACAGAGAACATATCATACGATCACCAATCCAACTGTACTGAGTCTGCCAGTTAGCAACACCAACAACCTCATCAAGCCTATTCATTACATCTCTAGCATCAATATAACATAGGCTTTTTCCATTGCCACCCGGCCTCCATTTGATCTTGCTAACAGGAAAAGGTCTTTTAAATTTCTGCTCTAGTTCATCCATCGTTTGTCTCCTGATTATCTGGTACTAATACCTCATGGTAACTACCATCATCATTAATGTAACCATGATACGTCTTAGTTATTACTGTCTGCCTTTTAATAACAAAGGGATTATCTTTTGTTCCTTGTCCTGACATATCTCCGTAAGCATACTTCATTGGTGAAAAGAATTCATCCATAAAAGTTCTTGGTGTCCAGTTACTATAACTCGTTTTCATTTTGCTTAGTTAATCTCCGTAGTAAATTAAAAAAATGCTTGGCATCTATAACGACAAGCGGTTCCTTACGATTCTTCTTCATAAATAACACAGGCTCGTAATCACCTGAGTTACTTTCACACTGCTCATATGCAGACCAGACATTTAACTTCTCTACATTCTTACACTCTACACTATACGGAAACATTTGTCTAGCCCTATCTGACAGTTGAACATCTTCACCTGACTGCCCCATAGCAGTTGATCTTACATCATCATCAGGCAGGTTGAACATCTCCCTGATCTGATCTCTCACTAGTTTCTGTAGGTATCTCCCCTTTGATTTTGCTGATTGTGGGCGCAAATCCTGTACTCCTCACTAGTTTTTCGCAACGTGCAAACCATTCTTCCCTAGTCTCATCGGGTAGTTTAGCACCTTTGCTTTGTTTAAACATCTCAACATAACTTGTATCTTCACCATCTAAATGCTGAGTTGAGAACTTCATTGCCCAACATTTATCACACATACTATGTGCTCTTTGTGTCACCATCTTTCCGCAGTTGCAGATATGATTCATAAGCGTCTTCTAATTCCTTACCCATTAGGGTTCTTGATTTAGTTTTCTTTGGTGGCTTCCAGTATGGATCAGACTTGCTACCTCTATAGTCAGTACCCAACTGTGTCATCTTCACACTGGAGAAAGCACCTACATTTTCCTTAACATCTGGTGACAAATCCTCTAGCCTTTCTACTCTCTTGGTATTCAGCACCTCACTAATGGCTACAGTATCGTCGATGTTACCCTCTTGTACCTCCTGATATGCTTTCCATATCCTTTTAACATATGGTTCTTTAATGTCATCACGACCGGGCATCCTATCCAACCAAGAGATACAGGCTAGTATCCTATTCAGTACACTATCCTTTGCTGAGATAGTCATACCCTGATTCAGACCCTGCTTATTCTTGTTGGCATAGTACTCATCGCTGTGACTCTCAGCCCTTCTTGCTACAATTTCATACGGTTTCACTACGTACCCTCTAATATATTAAGAATTACACCCCTATTATACCACTTGCATTAGAGTATTAATAGTGATCCTAGTAATAGAGCGTGACGGATGGAATGATAAGGCAAGGTCATAAACTGAGAGGCAGACCCTATCAAACCTTGGTTCAGGATGCCGTCACTCACCCTGTCGAAACCCACCTCTCTGCAAATTATGTCAATAAAGT